TAACTAAGAACCTGCCTCTATTATCAGGTCTCCATACTACCTGACCGTCTATATTTCCATCCTTCCAATAAAAAGACCCTTGTGTTAAATGGTGTTCCTTAATTAAAGAGTCATTATAATCTATCTGTTGATATATTCTTGTTAAGTTAAATATAGATTGTTTGCTTTCATCTCTAAATGCGTGAGACTCAGAACGAGGAAACTGTCGGTAAAACTCATTTAAAGCATCGGCATCATTTTTTAATGACTCAGCCTCCCCTTCCCAATATTTTATAACACTCTCTATTGGCATTCCATACTCGTCTATATAGCCTTCAAAATTCCATTCCATAGGAATAAATAGATTATATAAACCGCTCTTTGTCTGACCATTTGAATTTCTATTAGAGGGATGGGAGTCATTGTATAGCTTCTTAAACTCTGAGCCACCCTTGTTAAGTGCATTAGATGTAGAACCCATCATACACTTTCCTATTATCTTGCTTCCCAATCTTAGACAGGTTTTAGTTACCCTCCAATTATTTAATATGTTATTTGGTTTGAGCCATTTCCCACTCTCATCGTGTACTAATAATAATAACTTCTCTCCATCATATGAGTTATCATCTGTATTCTTCCAATCAATTGTTGTGTCAAGACCGTATAACTCTTCATCATTAGTCTCGTGCATATTCTTTTTTGTAATCTTAGATGCAGGTATTCTAAAAGCTAATTCGGTTTTTGGTTTATCCATACCATCCTGTATCGGTTTAAAAAAGAATGGCAGTCTTCCTGAGATAGGAACAACCTTATCTGTAAACATCTTCTTAGCATCACTACCTGTCTTGGAAAGTATACCTACCCTTGAGTCTTTAGCAAGACTACCTGTATTAACACACTCAGAAGACCCCATATAAGAGAATCCTGACCGTCTTATCTTTAGATAAACCATTCCGAAAGACCTTATGTCTGCCCTACACGCTTCCCAATATATATAGAACACCCTGTTAGCCTCTCTAAAATCAGGATACCCAACATCAATAGATGTCCATTGTAGATACATATAATGTGCTCCCGTTATATAAGTAGGAACACCATTGTTCATAAACCAATGGCCGTCCTCTCTTCTATTAAACTCTTCCTCTATGTAATCTACCCATATTCTTTTAAATGTGTTGGGTGTTTCATTCCATTTGAATATAGAATTAATTCTCTGTAATGGCTTTGGTAATTCATTTCGCTTCCACTTATTTGTGTCTCCCTGAAAAGACTTAGGTTTTTTAGGTAGTGCTATAACCAAACTATTAATTACAATTACATCACCAATCTCTCCTGTCTTGGATATAACAACTATATCATACTTCTCATCATAACCGTACTTCCAACTACGATTCCTGTTTTTATTAGTGACTACATTTTTTGGTATATAATCATCTAATACTCTATATAAACTATTTAGACCTTCTTTCTGCAAATCCTTGTTTTGTATCTAATTTAGTTGCCCCATCCTCCTCCATTGCAAGAATGTTTTTTTCTGCCTCTATACGAGAGAGTATATCAAACGCATCAAATATTGCCAACTTCTTGGTAGCAGCAGCATTCTTTAACCTATCGGCAGCCAATTCATCTTCAGGGTCAGGCTTTATTATGTCTTCTTTTGCGACTTTTATTAGCTGCTCTACCGCCCTCATCCCTGCCTGAATAATATTCTTCTTTAAATCTTTTGAGTCCATTCTTTCTTCTGTTCTTATGTTTTAACTTATCTTCTTTAAAACCCCAATCTTCTTTACTCATAGCTTTACTGTTATTTGATGGTCAAACATACGGTATAACTTTTCTCCATCTACCTCAAACTCATATTCACTCTCCGGCTTAAAACAAATCTTATCTCCTTCAGCTATTCCTTGTGAACGAAGATACTTATTAGTATACCTCATTTCTCCCATCAATGGTTCTTCAGTCAACGGTTTATATATATAAGAATCCTCAACAGATATGGGTTTAGTAAAACAATATCTACCGTGAGTATTCCATTTTTCTCCGTCATTATACATATAAAATTGGTCAGGCTCTACAAAGAATAAATCATCCTTAAAGAATCCCATTCCGCTTTTTCTTCTGCCCTTTATATCGTTATAGAACTTAAACACATTATGATGTACCAACAAGATATCTCCTTCCTTCACATCACCATCATACTTTATGGGTGTAGATACTACTTCCGCCAATCTATTAGAGTACCTGTGGTCTTCTTCAGATGTGCTTGTTATAATATCAACCCCTCCTATATTCTTGGTATTATTATACCTACCGCCTTTATATGGCTTTGTTAAAAATAGATAGGGAGACTTCATTAAAAGTTTATATTATATTCTATGGATACAGGCATACCTGTAAATTCTTTCCACAGCAACACCTCATCAGCCGATTCTATCCACACCTTAAAGGTTTGATTAGTATCATCATACCTTATTAGGTGGATGGTGTAGTTACCATTAAGGACTTCCTGCCCTATAATGTAGTGCATAGCTCCCGACTTATAATCAGGCCCTACCGCAATTTTTCTTATATCGTGTGCAGAATATTTATACTCAGCACTAACTGATTCGTAAGTGCTAACTGTTTCCATTATCCTTTTCTTGTTTTGTAACCTCTCCGGTTTTTACATTAATAATAGAATCTGCCCCGTATTTCTCTGCTAAATTTTTTTGGGTATCTGTAAATATTTTGGTTACAGCATCTACCTCTTTCAAGATTGCTGCCTTTTGTATTTCTAACTCTCCTAAAGCCATCTTGTATTTGGCGGAGTCTTCATTCATTTGACGAATTAAATCTAATTCATCTTTAGTTAACTTCTTATTCATAATTAAATTTTATTTAAAACAAATATAGTAATTATTTCTTTATCTTCTCAAATGACCTGCCTCCAAAGTACGCTCCTATAACTGTTATTAACACTAACTGTAATAAGTCTACCCACTTATCTTGTACTGTAAATCCTATCCACCCCGCATCTATAAAGACAAGCAGTACTGTGGATGTCACTAAAAATATTAAGACCATAGGCCTTACATTCTTAGACAGCCAAGAATCACTTTTCATATCTGCCTTCCATCGCTGAGTTATACCCTTTTCAAGCTCAACCTCCGAGCTAACAATTAGGTCTTTCATCTTAATCTTTAACTCCTCTTTCTCCTCTTTAGTCGTTACAACCTCATCAATTATATTCGCAGCGTTACCAAGAAGACCTCCTATAATCTGTGTTATCCAACTTGCCATATTAAACCGTATTCTTTTGTGGCATCAAAACTTGGACATTCTTTATCTGAAAAATCCCTATGTCCGTGTATGGATGCCTGTGGAAATATATTTTTTAAAACTTCTAAGAGTAAAAGAATAGATTCCTTCTGCTCTTCTGTTCTGTTATCTTCAGGATTCATATCCTCATCACATCCCCCTGCATAGCATATCCCTATACTATCAGCGTTATGACCTGAGCAATGTGCTCCCTGCGTCTCTAATGGTCTACCTATCTCTATCTGACCATCTCTTTTTATAAAGTAATGATAGCCAATGCCTGACCAACCTCTTTCTAAATGCCATTCATTTACCATCGCAGCATCTACATACATATTGGGAGGCGTATCAGCACAATGGATTATTATTTCATTTATCTTTCTCATTCTCCTTTGATATTTTAAGGGCTAAATAGGTTAAGGTCAATATACCTACAAGCAACCCTATAATGCCATTTGCAACTTCCATATGCTCTGTAACCGATATACTCATCAGTTTAAAGTTCGCAACTGAAACAATACCTCCGCCCAATGTAGTTAAAATAGTCCTAAGATTTTCCATTATACCCACTCGTTATACCAATGTTTATTTTCTATTATATATTTGTTGACAGGTAGTTCATAGTCACTCACTATATCAACGGCCCAATCTGTATAGAATCCACCTTCCTTAATTATATTACCATCCTCATCATATTCAGGAGGGTATGGCACATTACCAACCTCCCTTATAGTTATGCTTCCCTTACCTATTTGAGCAGTATATATTGAACCACTTGGGTAGTTACCATCTTTGTCAGGTATAACAAATTTTTTTCTCAAAGTATCCCACTTTGGTTTGGTTTCTAAACTTAACCTATATATCATTTTGTTATGTTGTTAATGTTACCATTTCTGCATCACTCAAATAATCAAATACTGCAAGTGCTTTTGTTTTGCCGTAGAAATAACCCCCTGAAATCGCTTCTCTAAAAGAAAGAAAAGTCAATGTATCTGCTGCAAAAGTACTTCCACTTGTATCTGTATTAACTTCAACACCATCAATCCATAAACTGAAATCATCTTGTGCGTAACGCAATCCTATTTTTGAAAAGTTGGTTATATCCGACAAGGTATGAGAAAAGTCGGATGTTACTGTGCCACCACTTGTAACTACTGCTCTTATCCTATTAGTAGAATTGTAGTAGTATAATTGGCAATGATTATTTAAAGTTCCATCACTAATTGAAATCCTACGGCTTGTCAAATCATCACTATTAGCAGCAATCTCTGCGTATAATACACCACTACTAT